GGTAGTCCACGCGCTTTCTTATTTTCTAGCGTCAGCGTTGAAACCTTCTAAACCCTTGCGGCGCAAGGGGTTTGGATATTGCAAGACACAAGAAGCCTAAAGGTGTTTAAGATGTGTTTAGTTTGGGTTTAGCAGTTGCTGGTTACGTTTTCAGAATTTGCAACGATTAAAGGTTGTAGCCGTGGTGCTGTAACACATGCGACTAAGGACCGTATTGCAGAAGCTGTTGTTGAAAAAGATGGTAAGCGATGGCTTGATCGCGATATGGCGCTTGAGTTATGGCGAAAGAATACATTGAAGACACATAATTCTAAGGTACCAGATGCTGACCCTATAGACCCGCAACAATTGAAGCAGGTTATTAAGTCATTACCTGATGATTCGATACCAGAGTTAAATGAAAGCAGGGCAAGGCGCGAGCATTACCAAGCGGAGCTAGCGAAATTGCAGGTTTCATTGCAGCGTGGCGAGTTGGTTGCTGCTGATGAAGTAAAGAAGCAGGCGTATCAGGTAGGGCGGTCGATACGTGAAGCGCTGGCTAATTTAGCTGATAGGTTAAGCCATCAGTTAGCAGGTGAAACTGACGCGATGGTAATTCATAAGATGTTGAGCGAGGAGCATAGGGACGCATTGTTAGCATTGATTGAGGCAGAGCGATGAGCGTATGGCGTGATGCGTTTATGGATGGGCTGCGGCCTGATTTGGCGTTAACGGTTAGCGAATGGGCTGATGCCAATAGAAGGCTTAGCAGTAAGGCAAGCGCGGAACCAGGGCCATGGAGGACTAGCAGGACGCCTTATTTGAAGGAGCCGATGGACTGCCTTAGCAGTAGCAGTAATGTGCAACGTGTTGTGATGATGTTTGCAGCGCAGACAGGTAAGACGGAGGCTGGCAGCAACTGGCTGGGGTATGTAATTAATTCAGCACCGGGGCCGATGCTGTTGGTGCAACCTACGGTGGAGATGGCAAAGCGGTTATCAAAGCAAAGGTTGGAATCGCTTATTAGTGAGACGCCATGTTTAGCCGATAAGATTGCACCGGCCAGAAGCAGGGATAGCGGTAACACGATGTTTGCTAAGGAGTTCCCAGGCGGGATGATGCTGCTTACTGGTGCCAATAGTGCAACTGGGTTGAGGTCTACACCATGCCGTTATATTTTTATGGATGAGGTTGACGCGTTCCCTGCTGATGTAGATGGTGAGGGCGACCCTGTTAGTTTGGCGGAGAAACGCGCTACTACATTTGCTAGGCGTAAGATTTTACTTACTAGCACACCAACGGTAAAAGATTTTAGCCGTATTGAAGCTGAATATTTACGTAGCGACCAACGGCGGTTTTATGTGCCGTGCCCTAAGTGCAGTGAGATGCAATGGCTGAAGTGGGCACAGCTTAAATGGGCTGATAATGATGCGAGCACAGTGCGATATGAATGCGAGAAATGCAAGGAGCAGTTTGCAGAAATCCATAAGCCGATGATGCTGCGGCAAGGTGAGTGGCGAGCTACGGCACCATGTGATGGTAAGACGGCTGGGTTTCATTTGTCGGGCTTGTATTCACCATTGGGATGGCTTAGTTGGGTTGATATGGTCGATGATTTTTTACGTGCAAAGGCAGATGCGCCAATGCTTAAGAGCTTTGTTAATACTAGATTGGCTGAGACATGGGAAGAAGATTATGCAAGCAAGGTAAGTGCTGATGGATTAATTGCAAAGCGCTTAAATTATGCGTCTGGCATATGCCCAGATGGTGTATTGCTGCTGACGGCTGGTGTTGACGTGCAGGATAATAGGTTGGCGATTAGTGTATGGGGATGGGGTGAAGCTGAAACAGGTTGGTTGATATGGCACCAAGAGGTTATGGGTGACCCAACGCAGATTGAAGTGTGGGGCCAGCTTGACCAAGTATTAGCTACAGCATGGGCTACTGAAAGCGACAAGGAATTAAAGATTACGCAGATGGCTATTGACTCTGGCGGCCACTGCACACATGAAGTTTATAATTATGTACGCGAGCGAATACGGCAAGGCGTGGTTGCAATTAAAGGCAGCAGTAAGCGCGGCAGTGCAGCAGTTAGCAAAGGCAATAAAGTGGATGTTAATACTAAAGGCCGTACGTTAAAACGTGGCGTTACATTGTTTAGTGTTGGCAGTGATACAATTAAAACTACATTATTTGGCAGGATGAAACATAATGATGAAGGGCCGGGCGGGTTGCGATTTGGTTTGGCTGCTGATGGAGAATATTTTGAGCAGTTGACGGCTGAAAAGCAGACGTTGCGTTATTTGCGAGGCTTTCCGATTAGGGAATGGGTAAAGAAACCAAGCGCACGCAATGAGGCGCTTGACTGCGCCGTTTATGCGTATGCAGCGTTGCAATTGAGTTACCGCAAATTTAATCGGGCTACGATGTGGCAGCAATTACAAGAACAACTTGATAGTGGTGCTAAGTTGCCGCTAAGATCGAGGAAGCCAAAGCCGGTAGCTACCGGCACTAAGTTCGTTCACAACTGGTAGCCGTGAAAATCCCAGCACAAATCAGAGCAGGCGATACGATCAAATGGCGTGATGACGCGGCAGCGGATGGGTTTGGCAATGCTATTACTAGCGCTACATGGACGCTTACTTACTATTTAAGAACAGACACCACACATGAAGGCGCAACGGTTGTTGGCACAGCTTATGGGACCGGCTGGGAGTTTACGATTGCGGCTGGCACCAGCGCTGCTTTTGATGCTGGGCAATGGTATTGGCAGGCGATTGCGACTTATAGCACGGAAAAGTTGACGCTAGGTGCTGGCCAGCTTGAGGTATTGCAAGCGCTGAGCTATACCGGCGCGCCAGGCGCTATTGATGGCCGCACGCAGTTACAAGAAGATTTAGATGCGGTAAAGGCTGCAATTAGAGCAATTGTATCTGGCGGTGCAGTGCAGCAGTATAGTATTGCAGGGCGTAGCCTTAGTAAGTATTCGCTATCTGACTTGATGCAACTCGAAGCAAAATTAAAAGCTGAGGTTAAACGCGAGCAGGCGGCGGAATTGATTGCTAATGGCCTTGGCAATCCCCATAATTTATTTGTGAGGTTTTAAATGGGCTTACGCACGCAGCTATTCAAGGCAATGGGATTTGCGCCAATCAAAGGGCGGCAACGTGCGTATCAAGGCGCAAGGATAAATCGGTTAACGGCTGACTGGATAACAAGTGCCACCAGCGCCGATAGTGAGATTAAGTCTAGCTTTAAAGCATTGCGTAACCGTGCGCGGCAGTTGTGCCGTGATAATGATTATGCACGGCAAGCATTGCGTGCTATTCAAAATAATGTTATTGGCCATGGCATACGGCATCAAGGGCAGGTAAGGATGCAACGCGGAGGTAAATTAGATGAAGCAATTAATGGGCAAATCCATGAAGCATGGGAAAGATGGGGCAACAAAAGCCGTTGTGATGTAAGCGGCATTTTAGGTTTTCATGATATTGAACGATTATTAGCGCGGAGTTTAGCTGAAAGTGGCGAAGTATTTGTGCGTATGATACGTAAACCATTTGGCGATAGTCGGGTTCCATTTGCATTGCAGGTGTTAGAAGCTGATTATTTGATTGATGACGATATACCCCAGGCTGCAACTGGTAACACAGTGCGGATGGGAATTGAGATTGATAGTTATTTAAGGCCACAAGCTTATCATTTTTATGCTAATCACCCAGGTGATACGTATGCTGGTAATCCACGCACTAACGGCAAGAAGTTACGTGTGCCAGCAAATGAAGTAATACATTTGTTTTTACCAGAAAGGCCAGGCCAGACACGTGGCGTCACATGGTTTGCATCGGCATTAATGCGTTTGCATATGTTGCAAGGGTATGAAGAGGCAGAGGTTGTACGTGCACGCGCTAGCAGCGCCCTGATGGGTTTTATTCAATCACCTGAAGGCGAGTTGGTAGGTGATGAAATTTATGATAATGAACGCGTTAGTGAGTTTACTCCAGGTGTATTTAAATATTTAGCACCGGGCGAATCAGTAACGGTGCCAGATCTTAATTCGCCTGATGGTCAACTTGAACCATTTACGCGTAGCATGTTGCGTGCAGTAGCGGCTGGTATCGGCGTTAGCTTTGAAAGCATCAGCAAGAATTTCTCAGAAAGCAATTACAGCAGCAGCAGGCTAAGCCTGCTAGAGGAGCGCGACACGTACCGCGTACTGCAACGTTATATGATAGAAAATTTTCATCAACAAGTATTTGATAACTGGCTTGAAATGGCAGTGTTAAGCGGTGAGCTGCGGTTGCCGGGCTATGAAATTAATCCAGACCGTTACCGCGCTAGCAAATGGGTGCCACGTACATGGGAATGGGTAGACCCACAAAAAGAAGTTGATGCTTATAAAACGGCAGTGCGATGTGGGTTCAAGACGTTAGCGCAGGTGATTACAGAGCAAGGCGGTGACCTTGATGCAGTATTGCTAGGCCGTCAGGCTGAGCTAGCGATGCTAGATGAGATGAATATTGTTACTGACACCGACCCAAGTGAAGTAAATGCAGGTGGCGGTGCGCAGTCTGCAATGCAACCATTTGAAGAAACGGAGCTGCCAGCAGTGGAGTTGGAAGATGAAAGCGATGATTAAAGCAGTTACAATAGAGGCATCATTGAATAAAAGCGTAATGGATCAAAAGCGCCCATACCCAAACGAGCACGCAGCACGGCTAACAGATCCAGAGCAGTATGACGATTTTGCGCGTGAAGATGACGCAGGCGGGCCGGGCATTGATTTTATCTATGGCATTAAAGGTGATACAAGCGAACTGCAAGCAATACGGTTTGACCTAGAGCAATTTACAGCAGATGAAGCGCTTAACTGGTTAATTGAGCATGAGTATGACCCGATTGAATTTGAAGAAGCAACAGGCCGCAGCATGACAGGTAAATTCCACCGCGCTGAGATGACAGCATTTAGTGAGGTAGAAGACCGCACTTATGAATTCCCGTTTAGTTCTGAACATCCAGTTGCTAGATATTTTGGCAATGAAGTATTGAGCCATGATGCAAGTGCTGCTGACCTTAGCCGATTAAATGATGGCGCACCATTGCTATTTAATCATGATGTAGACCGTGTTATTGGTGTAGTAGAAGCAGCAAGGATTGATGATAAGGCAAGGCGTGGTTATGCACGTGTTCGGTTTAGCAAGAATGAATTTGCGCAAGAGATTTTAGCTGATGTGAAGGATGGCATTCTTAGGAATGTATCCTTCGGCTATTCCATTGATAAGATGGAAGAGCGCGGCGGTGGTGACTATGTTGCCACCGCATGGAGTCCGTATGAAATCTCAATGGTTTCTATCCCGGCTGACAAAACCGTAGGAATTGGCAGATCACTGCTACCTACCACCACCGCTGCTTCGGCAGCACCATCCCCTGATCCCCTTCCTCCTATGGAAAACACCACCACTGATCTGGCCGTGGTGCGGGCTGAAGCCGCTGAGGCTGAACGCTCACGCATCTCCAGTATCAATTCTCTATGCACTAAGCATGGAATGGCCGACCTTGGCCAACAGCTAATCGAATCTGGTCGTTCAATCGACGAGGCACGTGCGGCTGTTTTAGACAAAATGAACACCTATCAGGAGCCTGTGACTATGAGCGTTGCCGACATCGGCATGAGCGAAAAGGAAAGCCGCAGCTTTTCGTTTTTGCGTGCCATCAACTATTTAGCAAATCCAACCGACCGCGCTGCGCGTGAATCGGCTGCATTTGAGATTGAAGCATCTGATGCTGCGGCTGCCAAATTGGGCCGTCAATCACGTGGCATCACAATTCCCCAAGATGTATTGCGCCGCGATTTATCTGTAGGCACTGCATCTGCTGGTGGTAACTTAGTTGCTACTGATTTGGATGCTGGCAGCTTTATCGATCTGCTGCGTAATGCATCTGCATTGGATCAAGCAGGCGCCACTGTGCTGACCGGTTTGGTTGGTAATGTTGCGATCCCCCGTCAATCTGGCGCTGCTACTGCTTATTGGGTAGCTGAGTCTGGCGCACCTACTGAAAGCCAGCAAACAGTTGATCAAGTTAGCCTGACACCACGCACGGTTGCAGCTTTCACTGATTACAGCCGCCGACTGATGCTGCAATCCAGCATTGACGTTGAGAACATGGTACGCAATGATCTTGCCCGTGTATTGGCACTCAAGATTGACGTTGCTGGCCTTTATGGCACCGGCAATAGCAGCGAGCCACTAGGTCTCAAGCTAACAACCGGCGTTGGCACTGAAGACTTTGCTGCTGACACCCCTACATTCGCTGAAGTGGTAGCACTAGAAAGCGATGTAGCAGGCGCTAATGCATTGACCGGCAGCCCTGTGTATTTGATGAATGCTGCTATGCGCGGCGCTCTGAAGACTAAGGCCAAAGATACCGGTTCAGGTTTGTTTGTGATGGAAGGCGATTTGGTTAATGGCTATCGCGGCATCCTGTCCAATCAAGTTGCATCTAATGATTTGTGGTTTGGCAATTTTGCCGACTTGATCATTGGTTACTTCTCTGGTTTGGATCTGATGGTTGACCCTTACACACATAGCACCTCTGGTACTGTGCGTGTTGTAGCGATGCAAGATTGTGACATTGCGGTGCGTCACCCTGAATCATTCAGCCGTGGCAACAACACCCTCTAATTATGTTTATTAAGGTCTTACGGCAAACAATGTTGGCAGGCCAGGTTGTTCGTGTTGGGGATGTCGTTGAGGCATCCCTAACCGACGCCAAACTCCTGATTGGCATTGGTAAAGCTATTGTATCTGACCCTATCGCGCCCATTTGCTCTATTCCATCCCCTCCCAAACGGAAACCTAAACCATGACTATTCACAACCTTGGCACCAAGACTACGATCTTGGGCCTCCTGCGCAACGATGTAGTAGCTGCTACCGCCACTGGTTCTGCAATTGATTTGCTGAGCTACGAAGGCGATATGGCAGTGCTGCTTGATGCTGAAGCTGGCGGCGCTAGCATTACCTACGCGGTAAAGCTAACCGAATCAGATACATCTGGCGGCACCTACACTGATGTAACCGGCGGTGCATTTACCACCACTACCGCTAACACTGCTTCACTGCAAAAGATTACTGTTAATGTAACCAGCCTAAAGCGATTTGTTAAGGCAACCGCCACTGTTGCAGGTGGTACTGGTGCTGGTGCAGTTGCTGTTATCGGCTTAGCTTCTGCTAAGTACGGCTAATGGCATTAACGGAAGATCTAGGCATCTTCCTGGCAGACTTCGGCGTCAGTTGCACTGCTGGCGCCGTTACTGCTTTGGGTATTCTTGACATGCCAAGTCAAGTTCTTAGCGACGGCATGGTGCTTACTACTGACTATACGTTGACAGCTAAAACATCAGATTTTGGCACTTTAATACGCGGCGATTCTATTACTGTAGATGCCATTGGCTATACAGTAAGAGAAACAATGTTTATGACTGATGGTAAGTTTGTGCAAATCGCGTTGCAAAAAACATGAGCACCAAACGCGAAACAATTATTGCTGCTGTACGTACAGCACTAACAGGCACCACAGGCGTTAGCACTAGGATTTATCGTAGTAGGGTGGAACCTATTACACGCGGCGAATCGCCTGCAATTGTGGTTGAACCGCTTAGTGATACCGCGCAACAGAACACGGCATTGCCAACATTGGACTGGAGTTTAACTGTACGTGTGGCGGTAATTGTACGTGGCGCAATACCAGACCAAGTAGCAGATCCAATTGTTGAAAGCTTACACGCCAAGATGATGGCTGATTTAACGCTTGGGGGTTATGCTATAGATATTCAGCCAATTGCTGTCGATTTTGACATGCAAGAAGCTGACCAACCGGCTGGCGTTATTTCATGCGATTATCTGATTAGGTATCGCACAAGCGTTGCCGACTTATCCACTTAGCACTTGCTAGAATGATTGATGAATACCAAGGTGTAGGCGGCTCTTACGTCCTAGACCCAATCACCGGCACCCGCAAGCCAATCACCGAGGAACTGAACAATGGTCCTACTAACTCGCAAACGCCTGATTCTGGCGAAGACGGAAGCAACCTACGGGACGGATTCAAGCCCCGCCGGAACTGACGCCATACTGGTTAAGGAGTTAGAGATTACGCCAATTGAGGCTGATGTTGTTAGCCGTGATTTAATTCGGCCTTATCTTGGTAATAGCGACCAATTATTGGCTAACACTCGCGTTAGCATTACATTCCAAGTTGAGTTAGCAGGTTCTGGTACTGCTGCTACAGCACCACGTTTTAGCAGCCTACTAAAGGCGTGCGGAATGGCTGAGACCACAACTGCTGCTGCTATTACCGGTACCGCCCAGGCAGGCGCTGCGGGCAGTATTACGCTTGCTGCTGGTGGAAGCTCCACAGATGATATTTATAACGGCATGATCATTACGATTACAGGCGGCACTGGCAGCGGTGGTGTTGGCGTAATTACTGATTATGTAGGTAGCACTAAAGTTGCAACGGTACAAAAATCAACCGCAACATTTACGCCAGGTGCTTCTAGCACTTATAGCATTGCAGCTAACGTAGGTTATAAGCCAGTTAGCGCAAGCTTTGATAGTGCATCAATTTACTTTAATAATGATGGCGTGTTGCATATTATCACAGGCGCACGCGGTACATTTGTATTAAATGCTGAAGTAGGCGAGATACCAACCATTGAATTTACAATGCTTGGTATTTACAATGCGCCTACTGATACAGCCGCACCAGCTACTACATATACCAACCAAGCAACACCATTAATCTTTAAGGCTGGTAATACTACCGCGTTTTCAATTTTAGATTACAGCGGTTGCCTGATGTCGCTTGAACTTGATATGGCAAATGAAACTGTTTACCGGGAGCTGGTTGGTTGTGATAAATCAGTGCTTATTACTAACCGTGCAACTGAAGGCACTTGCATGATTGAAGCCCCAACAATTGCGCAAAAAGATTTCTTTACTATTGCCAACCAAGATACCACCGGCGTTTTAACCATGCTGCATGGTACGACTGCTGGCAACCGAGTTACGCTATTGGCACCAAAGGTTGACATTGGCAACCCTTCATACGAAGATAGCGATGGCATCCAAATGCTAAGCTTGCCATTTGCCGCTATTCCTACTAGCGCAGGCAATGATGAAGTTTCACTAACCTTTGCTTAAACCACCCAATGGCATTTGTATTAAAGCAATCCAGTAGCTATAGCTGGCCGGTTAGCGTTAAGTTACCGGCTGATGGCGGCAAGTTTGAAAAGCAAACCTTTGATGCTCAATTTAAACGGTTGCCACAAGCACGCATTAATGAAATCCAAGTTGATGTGCAAACACGTATTAAAGCAGCAGAACGCAATGAACAATTAGAAGGCGGCATTACCGACCAATCAATTGCCGATGAATTATTGGTTGGGTGGTCTGGTGTAGTAGATGGCGAGGGCGATGAAATTTTATTTTCTGAAACATTAAAAGAGCAATTGCTTGATATACCGACAGTAGCCGCAGCTATTATTGTGGCTTATTTTGATAGCTTGACTGGAAGTAAAGCAAAAAACTAATAGGCGCTGCCCAGCATTGGATTAAGGGCGGCGTGATTGATAAAACGCTTGATGATGCTGCGGTGTTAGGTGTTCAACTTGACCATACGCCTGAACCAGAGTATTTTGAGATTGAACCTGAGGCATGGCCAGCAATGCAGGCATTCCTTACATGTCAAACCCAATGGCGAATGGGTCCAAATGGACCGGTAGGATTAGATTACACAGCAGTAGCGTGGGTGTTTAGACTGTATAAGATAGCCAACCCAGCCGCTGTGCTTGCTGATATGCAAATCATTGAAGGCGAAATTTTGTCAGCTATTCACAAGAAGGAGGGCTGACTGTGGCGCTTAATATGAATGCTGCTGTAAAAATCCAAGCTAGTGTTGATGGCATTGCGTCCATTAATGGGCTAGAAAAAAGTCTTAACCGAGTCGACAAAGAAGTAACTGGCTTAAGCGGCGCATTTCAGCGCCTTGGCAATGCTGGCAAAAGTGTCGGCGGTGTACTTGCTTCAATCGGTATTGGGGCCCTTGCAAATACTTTTGCAACGGCTGGCATTGATGCGGAGAGAACTAACAAACGGATTGCGAATCTTGCTGGCCCATTAAAAGAAACTACATCTTTAATGAAGTTTGCAACACAGGCTGCAAAAACCTATGGCATTGGCCAAACGCAAGCAAAAAATGCGGTTGCAGATTTATACGCTCGGCTAAGGCCAACTGGCACATCTCTAGAAAAAATCAAAACAGCTTTTATTGGTGTAAATAATGCTGCTGCTGCCATGAATTTAACCACGGGTCAGACTGACAATGTAATGCTGCAATTAAGCCAAGCACTTGGTTCTGGCAAATTGCAAGGTGATGAATTTCGTAGTGTCATGGAGCAATTGCCTTCTATCGGCCAAGCTGTTGCGGATGTTCTTGGCACTAACGTAGCGGGGTTAAAACAGATGTCATCTGAGGGCAAAATTACATCTGATGTTTTGCTTGAGGCTTTGGCTAAATTATCGCAACAAAAACCACCGCCTCCTGACGCTTACAAAAAATTTCAAGCTGCATTAGCTGATTTGCAAACTGAAATTGGGACTAAGTTGTTGCCAGCCCTTACGCCTTTAGTGCAATTTGCGTCGCAATTGTTAAGCAGTTTTTCAGCACTGCCCGAACCACTGCAAACTCTTATTGTTGCAATTGGTTCATTAGCGGCGGCTTTTGTTGTTTTAGCACCGGCTATAAATGCAATTATTACTATTTTTACAACATTAGGCGGGCTGTTTGCAGGCGGCGGCGTGTTTGCCACAATTGCAGGATCACTTGGTGCTTTAGGGCCTGTTGTAGCTGCTATTGGCAGCGCATTAAGTGGGCTAGGAACTATTTTGGTCGGGATATTCACGGGCCCCGTAGGCTGGGCAGCATTGCTGATAGCAGCAGGCGTTGCGATATATGCGTTTAGGGACCAGGTTGGTGCAGCAATTAATGCTATTGTCGAATTGTATAAGCAATTTTTTACAATGATATACGATAATTTTATTAAGCCTTACATGGACGCTCACGCAGCGCTAACGCAATATATTGTCGAAAATTTTATTAAGCCAACGGCAACGGCTATATCAACGTTTGCAACTGCTGCATACCAATACATTAATACAAATTTTATAGAACCAGCCAAAAAAGTATTTACAGCAGTAACAACTTTTATAAGTGAAAAATTTGTAAAGCCGGTGCAAAATACAATAAGCAGCATGATAAAGAATATTGCAACTGCGTTTCAATCGGTTAAAGATGCTATCACGAGACCATTCGAAGTTGCTATGCAAACAGTAAGGGGCATTGTAAATAACATTTTGAATGGCATTGGCAATGCTATACGTACTGTAATATCGGCAATTAATAATGTTATTCAAGGCGCTAACCAAGCATTGTCAAAGCTTAAAATGCCACGAATTCCTTATTTGCCGCAACCAAGAATACCAAAATTTGCAGATGGCGGCGTGGTAAATAGGCCAACACTTGCAATGGTAGGTGAGGGCGGGCAACCTGAATATATAGTGCCGCAATCTAAAGCTGCAAATTTTGCATCTAATTACCTTGGAGGAATGCGCGGCAATGCAGCTATTCAAAGCCAAAGCAGCAACAGCTCAACATCACCTACAATACAAATTCAAACTGGCCCCGTGCTACAGCAAAATAACCAGCAGTATGTAACAATTGCTGACATGGAAAAAGCTCTTACAACGCTAACAGATTCTTTATTGCTTAATAACCGTACATTTGGCGGTCGTAGCTATCAAGGGGTAGGCGCATGAGCAATCGCGGCCAAAGCCAATACCTAAGGATTTATGACAATAGCCAAACTTATGTACGCTGGCAAGCGTATTACATTAATCAAACTATTACGTTGGATTCTGCGTCTTGGTTTTACAACCCATTTAATGCCGATGGGATGATGGCCGGTAGCCCAGCAGGTTCAGATGTTACAATCACAGTGCCAGCTACTACTACAGCAATCAGCGTGTTTAAAGCTGCTTTAAATAACAATAGATTATGCGAAATTAAAATGTATGAATTTGATACGCGATTATCGCAAGCAGCGCCAATAGCTAGTCAATCATTGATTGCCACTTACGTTGGCGAAGTATCAAAAATTTCAGGTAATTTTACCCAATTATCAATTACTTTAAGTTCGGCACTTAGCCCTGTAGGCGCTCAGGTGCCGCCGCGTAAATTTACTACGTTGCTTATTGGGGCACCGGTAAGGCTATGAGTATTCAAATTAGAGACCCATTAGCACTGTTGCCATACCAAAGCGGATTGGTTACTACTGTTGCAGAGGAAGGCGCAGCTAAAGGGCAGTCACCACTAGACAGCAGGCAAAAGGCAGCAGTAATTGGCGAACCAATCCCAATTGTATTTTGTCGGCGTGTATCAGGTAATGGCGGCGTATTAGTAAGCCCAGCCGCTACGGAAGGCCGGTATGAAAACAACTCAACAACCAACGTGCTAACGACCAAAGTTCATCTGGTCCTTAGTGAAGGCGATATGGACCAATTACCACTTAAAGATGTTTTCCAGCGTGCTTGCCGTGTTGGCACATGGGCGCAGACGTACGACCGCCGCGCTGAAACTTGGGACCCTGGTAATTTTATTGTTGCTGTTGCGAATAAGAAATTTTGGAATTGCCCATTGTATTGCGGCACTCAAGGCACATACGACAATATGACAACGCTTAGTTTTATAAATACGCATGATGACGAAAGTGAATTATGGGATAGGCAAGTGCATTGCTTTGTTCGTAATGGAATAAACGTAACAAGAATTTTAGATGATACTTTAGGGCCTAGCAATAACGTAATTGATTTAGCGTTGTATTTAATAGCACAAAGCAGCCGGTTCCCAATCTCGATGGTTGACTTGACGATGATGGAAGAAGCAGCGTTATTTTGTGATGTAAATGGTTTATTTTACAATGGCGAATTCAAGGAATCAACTAATCTTGAAGATTGGCTGCAATCGATTAGTTCAAATTTTTTATTGCGCGTAAGCGACAAAAACGGCAAAAAAGGTTTGAGGCCAAGATTGCAAACCAATGCTAATGGCACAATCAAAACAACAGCCATTGAGCCACTATTTACTTTTACCGAAGATCACGTAATAATTGATAGTTTTGAAATTGATTATATTTCGCTTGAAAACCGCAAAGCCATCACAGCTTTAGTCTTATGGCGGCAGCAGCCTGATAGTGATATTGGTATCATCCGCTCGGCTGAAATACGGATGACAGGATTGGCGGATAATGGGCCATTAGAGCAATATGACTTAAGCCAGTTTTGTGCCACTGAAGATCATGCAGTTAAGGTTGGAACTTATCGCGTTGCTAGCCGTTACTATGTAACTCATACGCTTAGGATACGTGTTGCACCAAGTTCATTTAATGCCACGCTAATCGTGGGCAATGTAGTACGCGTTAGGCTAAGACGTGAAACCAGTGTAGGCAATGTTAGTTACCATAACCATTTTTATGAAGTAGAGCGTATTACAAGAGCTATCAGTGGTGTTATCAGTTTGGATTTAATACATTTCCCAGTTGATAGTCAAAACCGTAGTTTAGTTGGGTTAGCAGTTGAGGCTGCGGTAGGTAATGGTTATATCGTACCAACAGGCCGCACAGATTTTACTTGTGACATTGCAGGTCGTGCTGTTGATAATACGCCTTTACCTGATGTTGGCGAAGACATAGAACCTGAAGATGACCCACCTGTTGAAACAGACCCCGAAGAGCTTGGCAATGAGCCAGATGATGGGCCGACAGATCCAGTTGATAATCCAGAGGACCCATTAGATGAACCTGAACCCGAATATCCAAGCGGCCCAAATCCTGGCATCACAGGTGTTAGCGACCCACCAGTAGAAGGCGAAACTGCAAATGCAGTGCCACCATGCCCAGGCGGTAAAGTTTGCTGGTATCGAGTAAGGAAAGGATCAGTTGCAAATATAGACGAAGCAAAAACAACACCAAATCGCGTAACAATACAATGCCAAACATTGGCCAGTAGTGGGTGGGAGGCAGGCGCTTCACTGGTGCTTACAAATGATGATATAGATCATTACTTAATTGCAGAAGCTACATGCCCAGACCCTAGCAGCCCAGATGGTTTTGGAGAGCCGTCTATAATTGGCATTACAGAACCAGTGGAACCTGATATTTATAGTTATACATATGTAAGATGGACTGGTACTATAACGCAAGCGACTGGGGCTGCATATCAATTAACAACACCTTTCATAATATTTTACGCAGAGGCTTTAGCTATTCGCGGTCTTTGGGGATGTATTGCTGATGTTGAAGTAGACGCAAACGGAGCAACTACCTGTCCTCCCAAAGGGGTGAATTCTCCTTGGCGGGCATCTGTAATTACTACTAATAAAATAACAAACCCAACTGGCGCGTATGCGCTTGGCGGGTTTGGCTCGCCGTGCAGTAGTTCAGGCCCTGGCTCACAGAATCCAGGCACAGCATGGGGCGGTTCAGTTGAAGGTAGAGTAATTTCTGTTGTTGGTAATTGGGAATTTAGCAACAATGGAGTCGATGTTATTAGTCAATGGGAAGGCACTACCGGTAACGAGCAAGGACCCTAAAATAAAATTATGGCTTTATTCCCTGCATTAAATCCAAGCAGCCGCACCTACATTCCAGGTAGCACGGCAAATACATCGTTGCTTGTATTAAGTGGTGATGAGGTTAATGTGCGGCATGGTAATGGCAGGTCTGGCGATCAATTGCGGATGACATTTAGGCAAATGACCAGAGCGGAGCATTATGCACTGCTAAATCATTACGCTTTCCATGGACGGTTTGAACCGTTTGATTTAAATGCAACCACACTAGCTGCAACTAATTTAACATTTCCTGCTAACCATCAATGGATATATGCTGACAGCCCATCATTTGATGAAACATGCGATCAGATTGATGGCACTGTAGCTTTAACTTTAATTCCACCCTACTTAATTTAATCATGGCTACTTTCCCTGATTTAGCACCAGATGAAATTGATTACGATTTAGGCGATTTGAATATAAGCGAAGCGGCAACAGTAGCTAGCGGGCCTGTTAGGTTTAGGCATTCATTACGCAATAATGGCCATATATTACAAATGACATTCAACAACCGCATTGAATCCGATGCAGTTTTAATCCGTACACATTGGAACCAATCTAGCGGTGTGCATGGTTATTTTGAAGTGCCAACTTCTATATGGGGCGACGCAGACCAAGTAGTGCCAACTAACTCAATTTATCGGTATGCGTCCGTACCGCAAGAACAACAAAAAGGAGTGTATTTTAATATAACAGTTTCATTACGTGTATTGCAAGGGTGGGTACTTGATTTTTATTTAGACGGTGGGCCAGCAGCAGCACCTATTGTTGCAGCATTTGAAAATATAGCATTTAGTGGCAACTCACCGTTTGAACTGTTAGCATCGGATGCAACACCTCCTGACCCAGAAAAACTACTGCTAGCTGGCGGAGCTTGACCTTATGCCAACTGCTACTACTGTTCCGGTAAAAATGGCACAGCGGCGTGATACCGCTGCTAACTGGACAAGTGCGAATCCGACACTGCTAGCAGGTGAAATTGGCATTGAGTCGGATACTAACAAGATAAAACTTGGCACTGGCAGCACAGCATGGACTGCGCTGGGCTATACGCCATGGAGCCAAGTAAGTGCCTATCCATTTGTTAATGCTGATATTGCATCGGCTGCGGGTATTGCTTATAGCAAACTTGCCACATTGACTAGCGGCAATATTGTATTAGGTAGCAGCGCAAACGTAGCAACTAGCACCGCAGTTACAGGTGATGTAACTATAAGTAATACAGGCGTTACTGCTATTGCTAGCGGGGTAATCGTTAATGCTGATATAAACGCCTCAGCGGCTATTGCAGGCAGCAAGATTGTTGCTGCTACTACCAGTGTTGTTGGTGCTGTACAGCTTTCAGATAGCACTAGCACCACTAGCAGCGTATTAGCTGCTACACCCACAGCAGTTAAGGCTGCATATGACTTAGCCGATGCTGCATTACCTAAGGCAGGCGGTACATTAACCGGCAATGTAATTTTAGATAATCAGGTTGATGCACGATTCCGTGAGGCAACAGCAAACGGCACTAATTACGTTGGCTTCCAGGCACCAGCAACAATCGCGGCGGATGTGCTGTGGACACTACCGGCAGCAGATGGCACTAACGGGCAGGCATTAATTACTAACGGTTCAGCAGTGC